ATGTACCCGGTGAGCGACGCGTTTCTGCAGGCAGTGCAGGGAAACACCCGGAAGTATTACTGGACGGGGAAGATCACCACGGCAGGCGGTGTGGAGTATCCCTTTGACCAGGAGGATATTGTGAAAGGCAGCGGCTATATCACGGCCCAGTGTTGCGGCAATTCTGAGATCGAACTGGGTGCGGTGTATGCTGCGGAGATGGGGATCAGCCTGTTCCTGGATATTGACCGGTATACGCTGGAGGATGCGGAAGTGGAATTGTCCTATCATCTCCGGCTTGCCAGCGGCGTCTATGAGACTGTCCCTATGGGGATCTTTGAAGTGAGTGAAGCCAACCGGACCGTCCATGTGCTGGAACTGAAGGCTTATGACCGGATGCTCCGCTTTGACCGGGCTTTCAATGGCTTTGAAACCATCGGCACCGCTTATGGGATGATGGCGCTGTGCGGTACGGCCTGCGGGGTGGAACTGGCGCAGACCCAGGCGGAGATTGAGGCTCTTCCGAATGGCTCAGAACTGCTCTCCATTTATCCGGAGAATGACATTGAGACATACCGGGATGTGCTGTATTTTACGGCACAGGTGCTGGGCGGGTTCTTCTGCATCAACCGGGCCGGGGAGCTGGAATTCCGGCAGTATGGGGAGACACCGGTAATGGAGATCCTGCAGAAGCATCGGTTTTCCAGCAGCTTTTCTGATTTTGTGACCCGGTACACAGCGGTCAGTTCCACCAACCTGCGGACGCAGACTTCCGAGTATTACGCTTTGGAAACAGATGACGGGCTGACCATGAACCTGGGAGTCAATCCCCTCCTGCAGTTCGGACTGGAAGAGACCAGGGCAGAACTGTGCGGGAACATCCTGGATGCCCTTTCCAAAGTGAAATATGTGCCTTTTGATTCCGATACCATTGGAAATCCGGCATTGGATCTGGGAGATGTGCTGACCTTCTCCGGCGGGCAGGCGGATGCCCAGCAGATCACCTGTGTGACGTCTTTTACGGTTAAGATCAGCGGCAGGCAGAGCCTGAAATGTGTGGGGAAAAATCCCCGGCTTTCTCAGGCAAAGTCCAAGAATGATAAGAACATCTCCGGCCTCTTAAACCAGATCGAGGCGGGAAAGATCGGCATCCATACCTTTACCAATGCTTCTGAGTATTCCATTGGGGAGACGGATGTCCGGATTATCAGCATTGAGTTTGCTTCCAAAGAGGAAAACCATGCCCAGTTCTTCGGCCAGGTGGTGGTGGATGTGGCGGCTGATCCGACAGTAAGGTCAGCCAATGCCAGCGGCACGATCGTGATCCCGTTTCCTTCCGGGAATACAGGAGACAGTGGAGGGACATCCGGTGGAGCAGCGGATACAGAAAATGGTTCTGAGGATGGTGCTGCCGGGGAAGAAACCACAGATATTTCCGTAGATGTGAGCCTGCCGGTCACCTGGACGGAGGACGGGAAGGCAGTCTGCTATGTCACCTTTGAACTGAACAATGCGGAGATCCTGCTCCATCATCCGGTGGAGACTTGGCACAGCGGAAAGCACATCCTGTCTTTGTATTATCCGATTGAAAATATCGTGCCGAATATCACAAATACCTTCAACGTGTACCTGCGGATGGAGGACGGCTCCGGCAGTGTGGGGATCGGGGACTGCATTGCTTCCATCAGCGGCCAGGCCATGGCAGCCGCGGCAGCATGGGACGGCAGGATTGATATTGAGGAAACGGCGGCTCTGTTTTCTGTGAGCGGCGGCCTGCAGGGGAAGAGTGTGACGGATGTGATGGCAGTAGAAACGATGGAACTGGTGCAGAAAAGTTACTCAGATACACTGACAGCAAAGCCGAAGATCGGGGCGTTCTGCCGGCCGGTGACGCTGCCGGTATCCAGTGACGCAGAATGATGGGAGGGAAATAGACATGATCTTAAAAGGCGTGATGACAATCGAACTGACAGACGCGAATACCGGGGCGGTGGAAACGGTTACGGAGGAGAACATGATTACAGAGTCCGTCAATAATATCCTGGGGTTAAACCCTATGGGTATCTTTTACGCGGCAACCGGGGAGTATGACGATGCGGTCCTCTGGAACGGGAATCTTCTTCCCATCTGCCCCAACTTGATCGGCGGCATCCTGCTCTTTTCTGAAGCGCTGGCGGAGGATGAGGAACTGCTGTATGAAAGCTCCGACAACCTGCCGGTGGCCTACGCTTCCAACAATGTCAATTCTACGGCGAACCTGGCCAGGGGGAGCCTGAACCTGACGGAGAGCATGGCGCTCAGCAATGGATATAAGTTTGTGTGGGAATTTACGCCCAACCAGGGCAACGGGACGATCGCAGCGGTGGCGCTGACCAGCGCTTTGGGCGGACAGAATGGTTTTGGAAGCCTTGTGGGGGATGCCAGCGCCTTCCTTCAGTTAAAGGCTGCGGATATCGGGGCAATCCCGGATGCCAACAAGATGGTGCTGTTTGAGGTAGTGGAGATGGATTTCGAGAACAGCCTGCTGTATTCCATCACCTTTGAGAATGCGGGCGTCCGGATCCGGAAGCTGCGGATCCCGGTGTTTTCCATCGGGCTGAATGAGAAGCTGGACGATTCCACTTATACCGTCCTGGATGATGAGGTGCTGACGCCGGAGACCTTTGAATTTCTGGGAAGCTATACCAAGTACGGGGAATTCATGGACGGGCAGGATGGATACTGGTACGGGTTTTCCAATGAGGGAAATTCTTCCGGGGATGCTGCGATGCTCTGGATCAAGATTTCTAAAACGGATTATTCCTTCACTGAGGGGCAGTGGACGCTGTCCAATGCCAAGCTGATGGATGTGGGGAACCGAGAGAACGGCACCTTTGCGGAGCGTGTGGTGAAATGCTGCGTCCGGGGCGGGTATCTGTATGTGCCAGCCTATGACAAGACGGGAATTTATAAGATCAGCCTGTCCAATTCCACGGATGTGACGCTGATCAATTTCGGATTTACCTCTAAGTGGAAGCCCCTTTGTGAGACCGGCTCCTGTGAGCTGTATATGACTTTGATCGGGGATTTGATTGTAGGCGGAGATTTTCAGATCACAGCGGAGGATACGGTGATCCAGACCCAGGGAAGTTTCCGGCTCAATAACGCCGCAACTCCCCTGTTCCAGTACAAGAATTTCCTGTTTGGATGGGGCGGCAGCTATGGGAATGAGTACCGGACGGCTTATCTGCTGACGCCGTACCTGGCATCCATCAATAACCTTTCCTCAGCGGTGGTGAAGACGGTGGATAAGACTATGAAGATCACCTACACGATGACGGAGGAGTAAGGGGGATTAGCGGCGGCGCTTTGGGGAGTCCCCGGAGATGAGGATGTATTCCTGCTGTGGCTCTGCTACACGCTGGAGTTCCTGGCCTTCTTTTTCCAGCCGGAATTGGAGGCTTCGGATTTCAGCGGCTTTGCTGTCCAACTCCTTCTGGGCCTCTCTGTGCTGTTTTTCAGCCAATTCCGTTTCGGTCATCGGGCGGATACACAGGGAACCTTCCCCATATTCGACCACAATGGTACTTCCGATGGAAAAGCCAAGTTCTTCCAGCCAGCGCCCCTCCATCTGAATTTTCGGGACCTGGGTGTAGGAACCGCCGGAAAGGCGGCTAGTGTATGCGACTTTGATATGTTTCTTGTTCATGAGCGTACCTCCTGTTCGTCTGTTTTGTGGTTTTTCCTGGGTCGCTTCCGATAAGACCCTTCCCTGCCAAGCCAATAGGTGTCATGGGACCGGATCTGCCGGAGACAGCAGGGAAGCGTAGCTCCATGCCCGTGTTCATGGTAAGGGGTTCCTCTGTGATGGGTGTGATAGATCCGGCAGCTTCTGAAACGTGGGTATTCCTCCAGAAGGATATGCCAGCAGTGGCCGGTGTTGTTTGACTGGAGCGTCACGGCGCTTCCATGTAATGCGATGATGGAAAAATAGACGGGGTCAATGGCGTTCAATTCCTTTGGCGTAAACATTTTTTCCTCCTTCCTGCCAAGGGCTTTTGGTGATTGTATTTATCACTCTATCTGGCAGGAATAGCAACCTGATTCTGTGCCATAAACCGCACAAATCTCCGCAATGGAGATTGTGCAGATTAGACACTTCACATAGCAACCTGAAGGCAGGCGCTCAGAGATGGGCGTCTTTTCTTATGGAACGAAAGCGAGGTATTTGTAATGAAAGAATTTTGGAACATGGTCCAGATGGTATTTGCCGCTGTGGGCGGATGGCTGGGGTATTTCCTTGGCGGCAATGACGGGCTGCTGATCGCCCTGGTGCTTTTTGTAGCGGTGGATTATCTGACCGGTGTGATGTGCGCCATTTCTGATAAGACGCTGTCCAGCAACGTAGGCTTTAGGGGCATCTGCAGGAAAGTGCTGATCTTCCTTTTGGTAGGGATCGCTAACATCCTGGATGTCCATGTTATCGGCACTGGATCGGTGCTGCGGACGGCGGTGATCTTTTTCTACATTTCCAATGAGGGCGTGAGCCTTTTGGAGAATGCGGCACATCTGGGGCTTCCGGTGCCGGAAAAGATCAAGGCTGTCCTGGAACAGCTTCATGACCGGGCAGAAAAAACAGAAACAGAGGAGAAATGAGATGAAGTTAGTACAGAGTATTTTGACGAAAAATCCCTGCTATACGGCAGGAAGAAAGATCACAGTCAAGGGGCTGATGCTCCATTCGGTGGGATGTCCCCAGCCGAAGGCGTCTGTGTTTATCAATAGCTGGAACAGCCCGTCCTATGACAATGCCTGTGTGCATGGTTTTATTGACGGCAATGACGGCACAGTGTATCAGACCCTCCCCTGGAACCACCGAGGCTGGCACTGCGGTTCCGGCAGCAAAGGCAGCGGAAACAATACCCATATCGGAGTGGAGATGTGTGAGCCTGCGTGTATCCGGTACAGGTCAGGCTCAAACTTTACCTGTTCCGATCTGTCCACGGCAAAGGCTGTGGCGAAGCGCACTTATGATGCGGCAGTGGAACTGTTCGCCATGCTGTGCAAGCAGTACAATCTGAATCCGACCGCAGACGGTGTGATCGTCAGCCACCGGGAGGGCTACAGCCGTGGGATTGCCTCCAACCATGGCGATCCGGAGCATCTCTGGAACGGCCTTAGTATGGGATATACCATGGATGGATTCCGTAAGGCAGTGAAGGCTGCCATGGGTGGAAGCACGGCCGGAGGCGGTTCTTCTTCTGGCAGCGGTGGTTCTGGGATTTCTGGGTTCCCAGCGGTTCCCTTTACGGTAAAGGTACTCATTCCGGATCTGAACTATCGGTCTGCCCCGTCCATGAGTGGAAGTGTAAAGGGCCAGACGGGAAAAGGGGTCTTTACCATTGTGGAAGTAAAAAATGGCTGGGGACGTTTGAAGAGCGGAGCAGGCTGGATTTATCTGGAGAACCCGTCCTACTGTACGGTGCAGTCCTCCGGTTCCGGAGGCAGTTCTTCCAGCGGCTCTTTTCTGGTACAGGTATCCGCCACAGACCTGAACATCCGGAAAGGTCCGGGAACCAACTATGGAACTACTGGAAAGTACACGGGAAAAGGAACCTTCACGATTGTGGAGACCCGATCCGGACAGGGCTCCAAAGCCGGATGGGGGAAACTGAAATCCGGAGCCGGATGGATCAGTCTGGATTATGCTAAACGAGTGTAAAAGAAAGTGAAAAGTGCCGGGCAGGAGAGAAACAATCTTCTGTCCGGCAAAATTTCTGCAAAGGATAAGTTTGGCGAGAGTGGAAGCAAAAAACGGTGGAAATGGTGAAACTGCTTGACTTTCAGGGGCTTTAGAGTGATAGATAGACTACCAAAAAAGAAAGGAGAACTTGTAAGAATGGTAATAGCAGGAAGAGTGAATAGGGTGGCTTTTTATTGCCGTATGAATCATAGGGATCATGATTATACCCAGTTTTTGGACGATGTAAAAAAACGGTTGGAAAGAGCCTATGGAAAACAGGAATGGGAACTGAAAATCTATTTTGAAGAAGCCTCTGGCGCTGATCCGGACAGGAAGGAGTTCAACCGTCTGAAACAGGAAATTTCACAAGATCAGATTGATGTAGTGGTTTCTGTCCGGGCGGCGATGATCGCCAGGGATTGGGGACAGTTTATGGAGTTTATGGAAATCTGTGAAAAGGCGCAGGTGGAAGTCCTCTGTTTGGATGAAGTGGAAGATGCAGGGCGTATTTTTCAAAGGATTCAGAAATTTATTGCGGCTTATTTTGAAGGAAGTGAAGAAACATGCGGATAAGGATTATCACTGCGGTTCCTGCGGCAGAAAAGAAAAAAAGAGTTTGTGCTTATGCCAGGGTTTCCACTGACAGCAGAAGGCAGGAGGAATCTCTGGAAAATCAGACAGCAACCTACGAAAGGCTGATCCGGTCGAATCCGGAATATGCGTTTGCTGGTGTCTATGCAGATCAGGGGATCTCCGGATATTGTGAAAACCGGCCGCAGTTCCAGAAGATGCTGGAGAGAGCAAGAGCAGGGGAGATCGATCTGATCATAACAAAGTCCATATCAAGGTTTGCACGAAATACCGTCACCGTTCTGAAAGTTGCGAGAGAACTGAAAGAACTGGGTGTCGGTATTTTTTTTGAAGAACAGAAAATCAACACTCTTTCAGGGGACGGTGAGATGATGCTTGCCGTCCTCGCTTCTTTTGCCCAGGAAGAGAGCAGGAGCATGAGTGAAAACAATAAATGGAGCATCAAGAAGAAATTTGAGCGGGGAGAGGTGATGATCACCACTTCCCGTTTTTGCGGCTATGACAAAAACGAATACGGGGATCTGGTGGTGAATGGCAAAGAGGCAGAGATTGTCCGGCTGTCTTTTGACCTTTATCTGATGGCCGTAGGAAGTACCAGAATTGCGAGCCTGCTGGATTATCTTGGAGTTCCCACAGTGGCAGGGGGAACCTGGGAAGGCGGGACCATTGGCGGAATGATTGCCAATGAAAAGTATAAAGGGGATTTCCTTTTACAGAAATATTATACGCCGCCAGACAAGCGGAATTTCACACGGAGAAATCGAGGGGAAGTACAGAGCTATTATATTTCAGAGAACCATGAGCCGATTGTTTCACCGGAAGTCTGGCAGCAGGCGCAGGAGATGCGGGATTACCGGAAAAAGATCAGAAATATCGGGCAGGACGGAACGAGGAAATTTCAGAACCGGTATCCCTTAAGTGGAATGCTGATCTGCCCGCATTGTGGAAAGACGCTTCGGCGGAGGCAGGTTTACAAGAAAAAGATCCAATGGCTGTGCAGCACTTACATTGAGCATGGGAAACAGGCGTGCAAGGGAATCCGGATTGATGATGCGGAACTTGCAGGACTGCACGTCACGGGACAAACGGTAGTAGAGGAGGTTTTGAAGGATGGCAAGAAGCATTACCGTTATACCAGCAAGGCAGAATTTGACTTCACAGGAGAATCCCAGCCAGAACGTCCGGAGGATACGGATGGCAGCGTACTGCCGGGTGTCAACCGACCAAGAAGAACAGTTATTAAGCTATGAGAACCAGGTGAATTATTATACGAAATTCATCAAAGACAATCCGCTGTATACGTTTGCCGGGGTCTATGCGGATGAAGGAATTTCCGCAACCAATACCAAAAAGAGAGAAGAATTCAACCGCATGATCGCAGACTGCAGGGAGGGAAAAATTGATATGATCATTACGAAATCCATCTCCCGGTTTGCCAGAAATACATTGGACTGCCTGAATTATGTACGGGAATTGAAAGAACTTGGTATCGGGATTCTTTTTGAAAAAGAGAATATCAATACTCTGGATGCAAAGGGGGAGGTTCTGCTGACAATCCTTTCTTCCCTGGCACAGGATGAAAGCCGGTCGATTTCTGAAAACTCCACATGGGGTATCCGCAGGCGCTTTGAAACGGGAAAGCATAAGATGAGTACCAAGCGGTTCCTGGGATATGACAGCGATGAAACAGGAAAACTGATCGTCAATTCCAGACAGGCGAAGATCGTTGTCCGGCTGTTCCAGGAATTCCTGGATGGAAAGACTACGGATTATATCAAGCGGATCTTTGAGCGGGAAGGGGTGGTAAATTGGGATGGAAGTACCAAGTGGCATGCCACTACAATGAACAGCATGCTTCAGAATGAAAAGTATAAAGGAGACGCCCTGCTACAGAAGAGTTATACCGTGGATTTTTTGACCAAGAAGCGGGCGAAAAATGCTGGAGAAGTCCAGATGTATTATGTGGAGGATGATCACGAGGCGATTATAGATCCACGTATTTGGGAATGTGTCCAGTTAGAATTTAAACGGAGAGAAAAATACCTACAGGAGCATGGAACCCATTCTTATTCCAGAAATCCGGAGACAAATCCCTTTGCTTCTAGGATTATCTGTGGAACCTGCAATAAAGTTTTTTCCAGAAAGGGATGGCGCAGCAGTGCCGGATATGACAGAAAAGTGTGGCAATGCAGCGAAAGATACCGGGTGAAAGGAGTCCAGGGATGCGATAACCGCCATGTGGAGGAAGAGACACTGATAAAGGCATATCTTATGGCATGGAATGCACTGGTGGAAAATCGTGAGAGTTTCCTGGAACAGTGGAAACGGCAGATGCAGGGAGAAGACCTTCTGGCTGGATACCGGGCGGAGAAATTTGTGGAATACACAGAAGATGTGAAGCCACTCAAAGAGATGGACACGGATTTCATGCTGAAAACATTGGATCATATCAAGGTGTTTGAGGATGGGACACTGCTGGTGATATTTCTGGACGGATCGGAGATTGAGTGTAGAAGTGAAGAAGCGTAAGAAAAGAGGCCGATTGGGATGTGAGAGTCCTGATCGGCTTTTTTTCTTGCGCTTTTTCCGGATAGTAAAAGATAGGGCTTTATGGTAAAATATGATCAGATTACAAAATGCTATTTTCAGTATTATGGGGTGACAATGATGCGGAAATATACAATACATAATTTTGTTAGTAGTTTTTCGGTTAAGCCAAATGGCAGTATGTCTTTACTTTTAGGAGCGGGAGCATCCATATCATCAGGCATTTTATCTGGAGGACAGATGATATGGGATTTTAAAAGAGAAATTTATTGTAATGAAAACAAAATATCAAAATCAGAATTTCCTGATTTGCAAAAAGAAAACATACAAAGCAAAATACAAAAGTATCTTGATGCAACAGGAGATCATCCTACCTTATATTCGCCAAATGAATATTCACATTATTTTGAATTTGTGTATCCCAATAGCAGAGATAGAGAACTCTATATACAGAGAAAAGTACAAAATGTTAAACCAGCTTTAGGTTATTTATGTTTAGGAGCAATGATTTTAGAAAATCGTATTAATTTTGTAAATACAACTAATTTTGATGATCTAATAAAAGCTGGTGTATATGCTTTAGATGCAGGGAAATCTATAAAAACTATTTCTTCTGCAGTAGAAAATAGTGTTGGATTTAACTTAAATGATGGATTTCCCACGATATTAAAATTGCATGGAGATTATTTATTTGATCACTTGAAAAATACAACTCAGGAATTACAGAAATTAGAAAACTCTGTTAGCCAAAAATTTCAGGACGGTTTACATGAAAAAGGGTTAATTGTGGTTGGATATGCTGGCAATGATACTTCTGTAATGACAGCATTAGAAAAAATTGTAGCAAATGATGGATTGCCATATGGTGTGATTTGGTGTAAGCCCAAGGAGTCTGAACTGAGCGAAAAAGCAGAAAAATTTATGGAATATGCCTGTGCTAATAATGACTTATCTGGAATCTTGGATATCGACAATTTTGATGATCTAATGTATAGACTATATTTGTCCTTAGGAAAGTCGTATAAGGAGATTGATGAACTCTGGAAAGATTCAGAAAAAATAAAACCTATTATGTTCGGGGGATTAAAGAAAAGGAATGTATTTACTAAAACAAATACATTTGAATCGAAAGTTTTGCCAGGTAAAAGCTATGTCTTCGATACTACGATTACTTCATGGAAAGAGTTGAGAAGGCATTTGAGTGAATCAAAAGAGGTTGTTGCAGCCTTGTTTAAGGGAAAAGTATGGGCTTTTGGAAAACGAGATGAGATACAAAAAAAATTTTTAGGAACGATAAAATCAGATATACAAGAACAAGCATTTCCTGAGAAATGGTATCAAAAAGATTATTCGTTTGTATGGAGCCTTTATTATGATTTGATAAAAATAACTTTACTTTCTAAAGGCTTAGTTTGCTTCGGCAGAAATAAATATTATGATCCCAAGAAAAGTGTGGAAGAAAAGGGAAATATTGTTTTTGAAGCAGTTGAATTGCATCTTTCGTCCATAGATGACAAAGTGGTATTATCAGTTTTGCCAACATTTTTTATAGAGAAGAGGAATGGAAAATCTATCGACAGATTACAAAAACAAAGTATTATAAACCGCTATTTTGCAAAAATGTATAATGATAGGGCGAGTCATTTAATTAATGAATGGACAACGAGAATGAAGAGCAATGGCAGATTGATTTTTGAAGTATCGGGATTTTCATTGGAGTTTGATAAACTTGTATATACAAGCGGAGGTACGGGGAGAGGTAAAGAGTGGCCTGCGGTTCAATGCTTTCAATGTGAAGAACCTCAAATGTGTTTTTCAATTGAAGACAGCAGTAAAGTTGCGGTAAATCAGTTAAAAGGTTTGGTAAACTATGGACCTATAGAACGATTTGGAAATAGTGGTTCTATTCAAGAAAGTATCAAGCTAGCTATTTTGACTCCGCGTCAAAAACAACAAGATATTATAGAACATTTACAAAAACTAAAGCAGAATTCTGTCACAAAATTAAAGCAGGAAAAATATTTTTTGCCTGAATATATCGGCTTTGAAAAAATATTTAGATGCGATATAGACATTCCTAATATACAAGATGGTCAGAGATTTAAATCATATAACCTAGACAATGTATTAAAATTGGATGCCATTAAATTTTATGAAGGTCTGGTTAAGTATGTAAATGTGTTCGCAAAAAATTTAGCAGCTTTTGATGTATTAATAATTTATATTCCAAGCTGCCTTGGCCATTTACGAGAAAAAAAGGATGATACAGAATATTTTGATTTGCATGATTCTTTAAAAATTTATTGTGCCAGTAAAGGGATTGTTATTCAGTTGATAGAAGAAAGATCAGCAGTGCAAAATTGGAGTACTGATTTGGCAAAAATAATGTGGGGATTATCCACCGGTCTGTATTCAAAAGCTGTAGGACGTTTGTGGAAGCCTGCTGTATATAATAAACACACGGCCTTTATAGGATTAAGCTATGTGCAATCTGTTAATAATGGTGAGCGGATATCTATTGGATGTAGTCAATTATTTGATGCAGAAGGAAATGGTATGAGGCTTTATTTGAGACCTCTAAAAAATCCTCAGTACATCCAAAAGAATCCTTTTATGAGAAATGAAGATGCTTGTAGATTAATGTTAAGCTTAAAAAAATTATATGATGATTCTGTTCCAACGTATGATTTGAGACGCGTTGTAATTCATAAAACTACATTTTTTACAAAAGAAGAAATGGAAGGGATTTCAAGAGGCCTGGCAGGTATAGATGATATAGAATTATTGCAGATACAAGAATTTACACCATGGAGAGCTATTCGATTTGATTCAGATAATATGAAAATTGTATCCAAATTTGCAATCCAACGAGGAACAGTTATACAGTTGAATAAAGACAATTTTTTAATATGGACACACGGATCTGTCCAACATGATGAATTAGCAGGACAGCATTTAAACTATTATAAAAATGGTAGAGGAATACCGGCACCACTATTAGTAAGAAGGTTCATGGGACAGGCAGATGGAGCCACACTGGCAAATGAAATCATGATGCTTACGAAGATGAATTGGAACAGTGGAGATAGTTTTTATAAAGTTTTACCAGTTACATTGGATTTCGCAAAAATGCTTTCAAGGGTGGCCAAACAAGATGTTGTGATTTATGATAAGCCATATGATTTTAGATATTTTATGTAATAATATGTAAAATACCATGGAGAAAGGTATGAGTAACTATGAGGTATCTAGTAGGATTAAGCTGTGAAGAATATTACCATTATGATAATATAAGTTTTTGCCATAATGATTTGTTCCTTTTACAAGAAACATTGATTAATTTTTGTGATTATGCAAAAGAAAATGTCCACAGTCAAATGATATATAAGGATGCGGATGAAAGTGACTGTGAGTACTGGTATAGTGAAATAAGTAAAATATGTAATAAAATGACACCGTATGACTCAATTCTGTTCTATTTCGCAGGCCATGGTATGGCCTTGGGAGAAGATGCGTTTTTACTTCTACCTAATTCTGTTCCGGGAGATGAATTAAATACAGCACTTTCATTATCAAAAATTAATCATATTTTAAAAAAATCTAAAGGAAATGCTTTTGTAATAATAGATGCTTGCCATTCTGGATTAGATGTCAGAGGAGATATGAGTGCAGGTTTTGTTACTAAACTTCTAGATAAAAGTTGGGCTACGTTAGCTTCTTGTTCTGAAAAAGAATGTAGTTATCCGGATTCAAAAAAAGAACAAGGGATTTTTACATATTGTATTTCAGAGGCAATAAAAAAATGGAAAAAAGAAAGTGAAATAACTATAGAAGAATTAAAAATTGTTGTCTCAGAAATGCTTGAAAAATGGTGTGAAGATACGGGCTTATCTCAGCATCCAACATTAAATGGTTCTATAGTTGGGATTCAAAGTCTTGCCATTCGGAATAATAAAACTGCAGAATATGAAATAGTAGTAATAGATAATAAAGGAGAGGTTGCAAAAATGAATGATGAAATTCAGGTTGTTCATAATGAATTGCCAGCTCTATGGACAGCGGCAAATGGAATACAGCTACCTAAAAAGGCTGATGTATCGACGATATTAAGATATAATGTTCAGTTAAGAGAAAAGGAAATTAAGGGGATTTATGGCTTATATATAGGAGATAATTTCGAATTTGCTTCAGAAACTATATGGGAGCGTTCAATCTTTATTTTACGAGATAGAGTTTTGTCCCTAGGCCTGGAATTTGTAGGAGAGATGGTAGGATTGGATAATCTTGACTATGTTAAAGAATTACCTGCTTTCGAGGTTATAAATTTGGCTGCTGAATTAGGATTTATTAATAAAACAGGAAAGATGCGCCTTTCTCAAGCAAATGAATTAGTTCAACATTATAAAGGAAGAGACATAGAAGAAGATATGCCTCAAAACGAAAGTGATACGGTTATAAGAGCCTGTATACAATATGTTTTAGGATATGATAGTTCTGAGATAACTATTGAATATGGAGATTTTAGGAGCAGTTTAAAATATGATCTATTTGAAAAAAATGCTGCTAAAATGGAAATGCTTTCTAACAGCCCATATTTTTATAAAAAAACGACAATCCGTACGTTGATTAATTTACTTTCAAGTACGGAAGGTGCTGAGTATGAAACAGTATCATCCAATTTTTGCACAATAGTTGAATGTGTCTGGAATAGTTTATCGTCAGATGATAGATATTATATTGGAATTACATATAGTAAGTATGCGAATCGAGGTGATCAAACGCATATTATTACATTTAAAAGAGCATTAGAACGGGTACATGGTTTTGATTATGTTCCTGAAAATTTGCGTTCACTTTCTTTTATTCAAGCAGCAAAGCATGTAAAAAGTGTTCATTATGCATTTAATAATTTTTATAATGAACCTGAAGCTGTCAATAGTTTGGAACGTTTGGGAAATAAAATCCCTAGACCTGCAATTAAAGAATGTGTAAGTGCATGTATAATGGTTCTTTTAGGAAATGCTTATGGTAGATCCTTTAATGCGGTAGATCCTGTATATCAAGTGTTAAATAAATTAGATAAAGCTTCATGGATTTATTATATAAATGAGTGTTTGCCATATGACGAAGAAGTGTTAAATAAAATTAAAGAAGGGGATGAAAGAACAACGCACTGGTGCGAATTGGTTAATGAGTATGATTTAAGTGAAATGGAAATCAAAGACAGTAAACTACAAGAAATGTTAAACTATTCAAAAAAGAATGATAGGAATAATACTAAAGCTATTGCAGGAATGTATTTAAAGAAATTAGAACACCAATAAATAGTAGAAATTAGTCATTGAATTGGGTATTAATAGTTCTTTGAAGATAGAAGCTTAAAATATATCTGTTGCTGATAAAGGTATGTTTGTAGAGTTTTATTTTGTAAAGAAACTTTAGATAAAGCGTTAGAGACAAAAATGGGATAGTTCGTTTTGGAGGGGTAGAAACAAAGCATAAGTATTTTTACACCCCCCATAAATATATATGTAACAGTTATGCAATATAGTATAAGAAGAAACTATCACCGCATGTGGAGACGGTTGTGCTGATGTCAAAAGTTAAAGAATAGAATACTGAAAAAGTATAGAAAACAAGGGATTTCCGGGAGTCGGGGCTTGTCAGAGGACAGGTTTCGATTGCCGGATTTTTTCATTTTATAGGTAAGTAGAAACTGGTCTACTTTGGAAAATAATGGAGAGTTGGTGGCCAATTTTGATATTAGGGGTGTGGAGCTGACAGGTTGGAAACAAGAATAATCTGGAAGGAAAGGTATAAGGAGGCAGGAAAAGTGGATGGGAAAAGTCAATGACGGCGTGAAGTATGAGTGGATTGTCGCTCAGGAGGAGCTTGATAAGTTCTGAATGCAGAAAGGAACAGCTATTCTGTTCCTTTTTGCGGATTACTCACGTTTTGCCTGAATGATGTCCTCGATATCCCTGCCACCGTAGAAAATTCGGATCACAGTTATCGTGCGGCTGCCGTTATTTACGACATAATAGACGATGAAATTGTCTACCGGTACCCGATGCATCCCCATGCTTTTCCACGGCTCCCAATCCACGACAGCATATCGGGACGGCATAAAATCCAGCGACCGGATTTCTTTCCGGATACGATTGACCTGGCCCTCTGCTGTCTCCGGTGCCTGCAGGTCATAAGCGATGTAAGAATAAATCTCCCTCAGATCATCTTTGGCTTCCGAGGAGTAGATAATGGAATAGGTATCGCTCATATACCGAACTCCCGCTTTAACTCGGAATCCACCTCATCTGCTGTATAGGTTTTTCCGGATTTCATGGATTCCACACCTTTCATAAGCTCTGCATTCAGCTGTTCCCGGCTCATATCGCCGACTGCGGTAGGTTTTGTGGAAGGCAGGCGCAGTTCAAAAGGCATTCCCTTTTTTAGTACAATTTGACTGTAAAGCATCTGGATTGCGCTGGACGGGGAAATCCCAAGCTGAGAAAGGATTCCTTCTGCGTTTTCTTTTAGCTCCTTATCAATACGGGCATAAACTGCGGATGTATTTGCCATATCTATCACACTCCTTTGGATATATTATACCCACTTTCTTTTGCAAATGCAAGCAAATGCAAGCATATTTAAAATTTGTTTACAGACATGTAAGGAGGAATTGTAGAAAACTATATCAAATCCAATAACGAGTGGAAATTTGGCGGACTTTACTTTGACAAAAGCATTTTGTCAGAAAGCGAGTCGGTGTCTATTTTTGAGAATGTGAAGTGGGTTATCAAACGGCGTTTTTAGAATGGAACCTTCATCATTTCCTATCCCAATACGGTTATGCCAATGTGGACGGGGAGATGGTGATCGTGAAATAGTGGGGCTAAAAAGGAAATGGTTATGACACCGGAAGATACCAGAACTGGTATGGTTTTCCGGTCGGATCTGCTGTGGAGAATGCGGAGGTAAATATAAGAGACGGATGCTTTATAAACCCAGCAGCCAATATATAGTGCGGACTTGTGTTAATCACCTGACAGATAAGAACGGTTGTTCATAGAAGCACTTCACGAATGATGCCCTGAAACTGCCTTTTGTCTATAATTTCTATAATTGAGATCAGGCAACTTGAGCTTATCGGGCAAAGAGATTATAATGATAATGTGCTGATGGAGCTTGCAAATGATAGCATTATAAGTTCAAACAATTTATCAATGATAAAAATCTGATGTTCAGTTTGGTGAAGTCTAAGTTTTCAAACATTGGTAGCTCTTGGCATAATTTGTCGATTCCGTGTGGAAATAGAGTAGAAATTTTAGTGGAGATTATAATATGTCAATTATCCTTACCGATGAACAAGAAAAATTTATTGAGAAAGCTTTAAATGGGAAGAATATTCTTGTTGATGCCTGTGTTGGTAGCGGAAAAACAACGGCTATACAGGCTCTATGTACTCGTTTTCCTAAAAACAAAAAGATACTTTATCTTACATATAACAAGCTTCTTAAAATTGACGCTAAAGAAAAGATAAAGGGTAGAAATGTTACTGTAACAAACTATCACGGATATGCATGGTCTTGTTTAAACAGAATAGGAATGCAGGTCGGTGTATCAGATTTGCTTCAGGAATTTAATAAGAAGAAACCGCCTGTTAGAAAGGTTGATCTTATTGTCCTGGATGAATATCAAGACATAGATCAGGAAATTGCTGATATGTTAGATTATATAGTCAGCTGTAATCCCGAGGCACAGCTTGTTGCTGTCGGAGATATGAAACAAAAAATATATGATAAGACTGCACTTGAAGTGGAAGAATATATTGAAAAGTTTCTTGGAGAGCACATTGAATTAAAATTTACAAAATGCTTTCGTCTTCCAAATGATTATGCACAAAAGTTGGGGCGTATATGGAAAAAGAAGATTACTGGAGTTAACAGTGAGTGTGAAATTTCTGAAATGTCGGAACAAGAAATAGTAGACTTTTTGGCTAAGCAGGAACCGAGCAAATTGTTATGTTTGGGAGCCAGAGAAGGAACTATGACAAAGATTCTTAACAAACTTGAATCAAAGAACAAAGATAAATTTAATAAAAATACTGTCTATGCAAGTATCTCAGATCAAGATACATCTGGGAAAGTGCAGCCAAGTAAGGAAACGGCAATATTTACTACCTTTGATAGTAGTAAAGGGTTAGAAAGAGAAATTTGTGTTGTTTTTGATTTTACAGAAAGCTACTGGAGAATGCGAGTTGGAAAACCTCAGCAAAAGTATGAGATACTTAGAAATATATTCCTTGTTGCAGCAAGCAGGGGGAAAAAGCAAATAATTTTTGTCCCAGGTAATGAAGAAACATTGTCAGAAGAATCTATTTCTACTCCAGAGGATATGAATACATCATTGGAGAACGTTGGAATATCGGAAATGTTTGATTTTAAATTTCAGGAAGATATAGAAGAGTGTTATGATCTTTTAGAAAAGAAAAAAATCAATATGGAAGATACCAGCGTAATCGATATTCGAAGTAATGATGGACTCATTGATTTATCTCCATGTATAGGTATTTTTCAAGAGGCATTTTTCTTTGATAATTATGACATTGACCGGGAATTTGCACTGTTTCGCCTGATTCATAAGGATAGAAAAATATTTAACGATAAGATAAAAGGTGTGGAAAAGAAGATTCTTCATCTAACATCATTAGAAACAAATCAGCGTAGATATTACTCTCAGGTTTCACTGCCATTAGTTACAGATGAACAGAAAGAGTTATTAACTAGACGAATCGAAACACGTCTTAGACATGACGAAGAGGAACAAATTATTTGTAGTATAGCATTTGCAGAAAGACGGAACGGGGAAAAGGTGTTTGAGGCTCTTGGGTATGCGGATGTAAAAAAAGATGATACAATATATGAACTTAAATTTGTTTCTCAACTTAACCATGAACATTATCTTCAGTGTGCGTGCTATATGATTGCACAAAATTTAGATAAGGGCATTTTATGGAACATAAGGACAAATGAAATGTGGGAAATTTCGATTCCGGATAAACAGAAGTTTATGGATTCAGTAGTAAAAACCATTACCAAAAGACAATTAACTAAATATTATAAGCCGAAAGGAAAATAGAATGAGAGAACACATTGCGGTAATAGATACAGAAACGACATGGAGCGGTGCTGTAATGACAGTGGGAATCGTGATTGCTGATGCGAGTAATTACGAGATCGTCGGGTATAAGTACTATGTAATCAAAGAAGCTTTTCGGGAAGGCGGAATGTTTGATTACGTTGTTCACATAAAAGGAATAAATGAGGAAAAGGTTTCTCGGAAAAAAATTGCAGATAACATTTCGGCCTTTCTAATGGAGCATGATGTTTCTTCTGTTTTTGCCTATAATGCAGGATTTGACAAAAACTGCCTTGCGTTTATGAAAGATTATATTTGGCATGATATTATGCGAATTGCAGCTTACAGACAATATAATCCAATGATTCCAACTTCGGCAGAATGCTGCAAAACAGGTAGATTGAAACGAGGATATGGCGTTGAAAATATCATGAGAATGATTAGCAATAAGGATTACATAGAAACACATAATGCTCTGTTGGATGCAAGAGATGAATTGGAAATCATGAGACTTCTTGGACATCCATCTGATATTTATCCCCAGATTTAAAGCAAAATGAGGCGTTTGAGATCTTGCTGTTCCTAGCAATTATCAGCGCCGTGGAATTTCTGTCTTTTAGCATCGATGATGAGAAAAAATGGGATATTTGAATATAACGCCTTCATCTTGCCAGTTAAAAAAAACAGGTTTGGAACAAGACGAGGGGATAATTGCCTGGTTGCTGATTTCGGCGGCAAGGCTGCAGGGGCAGTTTGGGCGAGAATTATGGATGACTATGGTCATGTGTATGCGAACTACAGGGAGGTGCAGAGATATGATTTTGGAAACAGAGAGACTGCTTCTCCGTCCATGGGAGGAGAGAGACGCAGAGGATTTATACCGATATGCAAGCCATCCTGATGTGGGACCTATAGCTGGATGGCCTGTTCATACAAGTGTGGAAAACAGCCGGGAAATAATCCGGGAAGTTCTTTCCGCACCGGAGACTTATGCAGTGGTTTTGAAAGAAAACGGCCATCCGGTTGGAAGTATAGGGCTGATGATCGGTGAAACCAGTAATATAGGACTTCCGAAGACAGAAGGTGAGATTGGATACTGGATCGGTGTTCCTTATTGGGGAAGAGGCTTGATTCCAGAAGCTGTTCGGGAAATTTTGAGACATGGATTTGTAGATCTGAATCTGTCTAAAATATGGTGCGGATATTTTGATGGGAACCAAAAATCAAAACGAGTTCAGGAAAAATGCGGCTTTCATTATCATCATTCAAGTGAAAATGTTCCCTGCGCTATAGAGGGCCTTTTACGGACGGAACACATCACCTGCCAGACGAAAGAAGAATGGAGCAACATGAAAGAAGGAATAGAATACTGA